AACTCTCTGTCTGATTTCAGGTGGCTTCTCATTGACTTCCTTGGCGGCAGCCAAGAGTCGTTCGAGAAGAACCTGCTCAACAAGAGGTTGGACTACACGTACCGTGAGCGTGAACAGAAGGAAGATCTTGGTTCTATCCAGACTAGCAACGATCCGTTGCCTGTCATCGAGTAACAGAATAGCCGATGAGTCAAGCGACTCATCGGCTATTTTTTTGCTGCTAGACCCAGGCGTAGGGCGGGCGCGAGGGGGTCCCCAATTCGACGGGGGTCTTACCGACCTCCGTACGGATCGTAGTCAACGCTGACCCACGCAACTCCGCGACTTAATCTATACCCCAGTGCTATGAATGCGGCGGGGGACAGGTCAATGTACTCCCCCTTCCGGCTGCACAGGCAGTCCCTAACCACAACCATCACGCACTTGCGTGAGCTGCAGACCCTAGCCGGATACGGCTCGGTGTGGTAGTTCCGGAAACCGGGGACGGCTGCGTACATGACCAGCTCACCGCTCTTGTACGGGGTGCAGGTGTTACGGTACCCCTGGTAGCAGTGCGTATGACTGCCACGTGAGCCGTACCATGTGGCCTTCACCCTCTCGTGGTAGCCGGTGGGAGGAAACACCAGCATCACCACTGAGAGGGCGATGGCCGCAATCAATTGGACCTCTCGTTCTTCTTGCGTTCAGTGGCCATCTTCTCGGCCATCTTGAACTCACTGGGGAACTCGCGCTTGAGCATGCCCTTCAGCCCCTCCATGGCGCCCCTGCCGCCGTCCTTAACGCCACGGTCGTAGGCTTCCTGGATTGCCTCTTGTACCTTCTCGATGGCGTGCTCGCACATGCCGTGATCGCAAGGGCAGTCGTACTCGATTGTGATCTTGCCGATGTCTAGTGCCATTACATAGCCCCCTTAAATGTTGCGGTCGGCCGGTGGAACATTAGATCTGCCCTGCCGGTTGGACCATTGCGATGCTTGGCTACCTTGCAGTGGACTGTCTCCACCGCCAGGTCTAGCGACACATCGGTTGAACGCCACAGCATCAGGACCACGTCAGCGTCCTGCTCGATGGCGCCGGAGTCACGCAAGTCGGAGAGCTTAGGCTCATTGTTCTCACGGTACTCCGATGAACGACTCAGCTGCGAGAGGGCCACGACCGGAACGTCAAGTTCACGAGCCAGTGCCTTCAGGCCGCGGCTGATATCTGCCACATCATACACCCTGTTGCCATCCTTGGTCTGCTTGTCCGGTGCCATGAGTTGCAGGTAGTCAACGATGATCAGGTCAAGTCCATGCTCCGCCTTCAGCCGGCGGCACTTGGATCGCATCTCTGACGGACTAGAGATGGACGAGTCCTCCACCCTTAGGCCGCTCTCCCGGATCGACTTCGCTACGTCTAGAACCTGTGTGAGTGCGCTCATGTCAAGCTGACCATGCCGGATGTCGTGAAGCGACACACCTGACAGCATGGAGATGAGTCGACTACCGATCTCCTCCCTGCTCATCTCCATTGAGAAGATGGCAACTGACTTCTTCTGGTGCAGTGCTGCGTCTGCGGCCATCGCCGTGGCCAGGGCTGTCTTGCCAACGCTGGGTCGGGCAGCAACGACAACCAGGTTGCCACGCTGCCAACCACCAACGATGCTGTCGATAGCAGGGATGCCAGACGACACCCCATTTGCTCCACCAGCCTGCATGAACTGCAGGCGACTGAGTGTCTCGTCCATGATCTGTTGCATATCAGCAAACCTGCCGGCTGTCCGGGACTTGCTGACGTTCATGATCAGGCGCTCGGCCTCAGCCAGTGACTCCTCTGGGGTCTTCGCACCGGATGACAGCTCCGCCACTTTGGTAGCCACGTTGCGCAGCGACCGGTACGTGGAGTTGCCGATGACGATTTCCATATACGACTCGTAGTTGAGGCTGTTCGGCGTGTCGGAAGACATTGCCGACACGTTCGCATAGCCGCCGGCGTCTTCTATGGTTCCGGCCGTGCTGAGTTTGTCCGTGATGGTGACGATGTCGAGGGCTGTCCCCTTCTTCACCAGCTCCTTGATAGCAGCGAATACCACCCGGCACTCCCTGTCATCGAAGTCATCCTCACGGACACGGTCAACTACGTTCTTCGCTGCGTCCCCGTCGATGATGCATGCGCCGATTAGCGCCCTCTCGCTTGCCTTCGTTGATTGCATACGCCTCCTCCTTCGTGAATGACCACTTGCCACCAGGCACATAGTGTGTCTGGTGCAAGCATATCATCTTGCCGCTTTGCGTGTCAAGCAATCCGCCATGATCCGGATCAGTAGGGCATGGGACGCCGCTGTACGACGACCGTGTACCACTCCGAGTTGCCTTGCTCCCAAGTCGACTCAGGATCTGGCTGAATGATTGTTTGTTCGCCACAGGGTACCTCCACAATAGGGCCATGAACTCCTTCGTCCCGGCTGATGCTGCAGAATGCGAAGCAACGGAACGTCTCGCAGAACAGGAAGCTCTCGTACTTTCCGTCTAGTCCGATGCCAGGCACATGCCCAAGGGCCAGCGCCCTCTCCATAGCGCGCAGTTCCATCTGCCCCATGGCGCTTTGCCGGCGCATCTGGCCGCGCTTCTTACCGAGGTACTGATTGTAGCTATCGATTATCCTCGGATCGTACGCTATCTTGGTCATCGTCTCCTCCTTTCGTCTCATCGAAACTCACTTCGTTTACCGGAGATGGAAACCCAGTCAGATGGTAGTAGTCTATCCCGATCTCCTTGCAGTACTTGCGAAGAGACATACCCTTGGCTGCAGCATCGTCCATGAACAACTTCAGCAGCGGGTCAGGCTTCTTCTTTGTCATCGAAACTCACCAACTTCCTGACTGATGGGTAGTTCTTCATGGCCTCGGCCACTGCGCATACAACCCTACCCTCAGACATAAACTCCTTTAGCAGCCGGTAGTAGCACTCAGCCCACTGCGGACCATGCTGCCCCGGCGTGGCCACGTGAGCCACCTCGTGGATGAACGTGTCTTCGTCTGCCGGATGTGTACAGAACGTCAGGATATCCTTGTCTGCCTCGCCCAGCGCGCAAGCCCGGCCCTTTGCCGGATCGTCGTGCCAGTGAACCACAACCTTTGACACCTTGGTCCCAGCTCGCTTGGCGATGCGGTCGATGTGGCCAGCCGAGCTGGACCACATCTTCCGGTACCAAGCCGGAGCGTCGCCGATGAACACGAGCCTATCCCTTTTGCTTCTTGCGCCACTCATCGGCAAGCTCCTTTATTTTCTTTTCTGCCTCTTCGGGAGTCAGGTTCTCCTGACCTCGACCCAACTGGTATACATCCGGCTCCTTCTTGAAGAAGGCAGTGGCACGCCAGCCGTTCGGACCATAGATCAGAACGGCTTCGGCGTATCCACGCTTGGCGAAGTATACCTTGATGGATGCGAAGTTAGGAATCAACGCGACTCCTCCACATGGTACTGAAGCCCATCCTCACGCTCGTCGTCTTCGTACTCGGCGTGATCGTAGGCATCATTCCAAAGTTCCGAGTCGTCGCCCCTTGCAACCTTGCTCCACTGCCCCTGCCCGAGCGAGACAAGGATCATCGCATAGTTAGCGATATCCATAAGCGCATCGTGCACGCCAGCCGTGTACCACTCGTCGGTGACGATGGCTTCGCCGTTGTCGATGACGCCGTTCAGCTCGTTAGCAATCCGGCTAACCTTGTCCGAAGCAAGACGGGAGAACACCCCGTAAGGCCCAAGGGCCTCGATGTTCGATGGGCCGTAGCCCTCCTGTCGCTCGACAAGAATGTCAAGTGCGTCTTTGTACAGGCTTTCGAAATACTTCACGAACTCCTGCGGAACCACGCTATTCCCCTGGTCCATAAAACAATTCCTCCAACTCTAGAGCCACATCTTCGGTGACTACTTGATACCTTACCATGAATATCCGCCTACAGTCCTGGCAGATGAACAGCCGGACCGCCATGTCCGGGCTAAAGCGATACTCCGGTACACGGCTAGGCCGCACGTTGTACTGGTCGCAGCCCGGACATGCCAGCCCGATCTTCATCGGCGCTTATCCAGTAGGGCGAACGTTAGCAGAGCTGCGCCTAGCGCCAAGGCCACATTGGCCGAAACACCAGCCACGACTCCGAGAACTCCAGCAGCGGGAACAGCCGTGTCTCGAGTGCGCGGGTGCTGCGATACCGTACGGACCGCAGACACGACACGCGACCGAAAACCGTCGTCTTCCTGCTGCACTTCATTAGGCGTCGTCGCCATCGGAAATCTCCACAATCTTCAACGCAACGCCGGCCGCAAGGGCAACGACGTTATCAATGGGAACGTTCACCGGCTTCTCGTCGCCCTCAGGCTTGAGGTTCGAGTACTCAACCAAGAACGTTGCGAGAACCACGCCAAAGGCCTGGCTCCACTGGGCCGTGGACAGCGCCACGCTACGCCCCTTCTTTGTCGGCTTCGGTACTGCCATGTAGCTTCTCCTTCACTGTGAGCCAATCTCGCTCATCCATAATCACCACAGTACGGCGTGGTGTTCCCGGGCCGGGAGCATCCCCGATCACAAGGTAGGCAATCTGATCAGCGTTTACCTTGATGGCCTTGAGCCACCTCCAATATTTCTCGCTGAACATCTGACCAACCTTTGTCTGGATCTTATAGATGTCGTCAACCGCAACGTCGTCCGGTCCACCGTACATACCGGTGCGCCGGCCGCCATGCTTCTTGGCGACCTCCCGCTCGAAGGCGTTACCCCTCTGCCTGTTCCGTTTCCCCTGGATCGCCAGGTCCTTCATCACTCCCATCAGTTTCTGATCCATCCTCTCGTCCAGATTCATTTACCAAATCCTCCCAGTCGAGCCTGAACACTGGCATCCCAGGTCCGACGAACTCGTGAGTCAGCTTGTCGAAGACCTCCTCAGCCGCAGTAAATGCGGCCGGGAGATCTTCCGGCTTGGCTCCGCCATTGTGGCCCTGGATGAAGTCCAGAGCCTTGCTCACCTCTGCCTGAAGGATGATCGACTGACTGTAGATAGCCACTACTCGCAGCTCGCCAGAGTCGCTGATCTGCTCTCCCCAACCGATGACTGCGTAATCGTAGCCATCGATCAGGACTGGCATCTCGTCCCTGAGGTCGGAGATATCAGGACTTGCCACGGAGCGGACCCCAGATCAGAGGGCTTGCCTCGTTAACCAACAGGATGTAGCCCTTCTTGTTGCCATCCTTGCTGGTCTGCTCAGACAGAGCGCCGATGATGTGGATGTGCTGTCGCGGGTCGTTGCCGTCCGCGTTCACAACCTTGTCATAGATCTTCTGCACATGAGCGGCAGTGTTCTCGTCCATCACGTACAGGGTCACGCGCTCGTATCGCTCGGGCGCTGCACCGGTACGCGACTCCTTAGGAGCGCCTGCCCAGTAGTCATAGGCGAATGACTGCATGCTGCCGAAGAACTTCCAAACGTCCTTACCAGCCTTGGTCTTCTCCTTTACAGGGCTGACCTTGTCGGTCAGCCAAAGATCAACTCGGTCGAATGCCATTAGAACTGAACTCCTTCCCAATCACCGGTAGCCTTCTTGGCTGCCTTCTTCTCAACCGGCTTGACGGTGTCGCCAAAGATTTCCTTGGCGGCGCTGGCGACAATGGCGTCGTTCTCAGGATCGTCACCCGTCGGGATGAGGAACGCTGTGAGCAGCGCGTACTTGATCGCCCCAGTGGTTGCCTTGTACGGCGCCTTATCGCCGGAGTCAGCACCGGTACCGATGGACTGGAAGTCCAGCGTCTCGCCGCTGTCGCCGTCAATGAATCGCCACGTGAAGCGGATGGTGAGCAGCGCCTGCTTCTCGCTCGGAGTCCGGCCGCTCTCAACGACGTCGGCTCCAACCGGAAGCATGACGATGTTCTTCGCCGCCAGCTTCTCGCGCACGGCATCCGCAACCTGCGATGCCATGACGTACTTATACCCCTGGGCTGAATTGGTACCGCCCTTGGCGATGTAGCCGATCTCGCCCATGATCTCGGCTAGCTTAGATGCGAGCTTCTTATCGCTCATCATTCACCCCTGCACTTTGTGAGGTACTCACAGTGACCACACGGAAACTTCCACTCCCCGGTCTTGGCGGACCTAACCTCCTCCTCGGGCAGCGCAGGAGGGATAGTATCACGGTACTCGCCATTTAGCAAGGCCAAAATGGAAAGCGCCTTTTCCCGCCACTCATCCTCGACGATGAACTCCTCCGTCGCAAGGTCATCGGCGCGAACGTAAATAAGCCTGGCACCGTGCCGGACACCACGCATTCGGTCGATAGCCTCTGCGTAGATGGCCGCCTGCACTTGATGCTCAGGCTTCGGGATGTACTTCCAGGCATACGCCTTGACGGACTTGTACTCCCAGACTTCCTTTGTGTCGTCGACCCATGTCACGACAGCGTCCGCGTTCCCGGCGAAGTCAAGCTCCGGGATCTCGACGGGCACCTCCTCCTCGAAGGACTTCAAGAACTCCGAGTTCCTGAGCCTGGCGTTGAGAGATGCCGCGATAATATGACCGCGCTCGAATGTGCGAAGCACATCCTCCGGTCGCTCGTTAGTGGTCGGCTCACCATGAGCGTAGTACCACTGTTGGCGCAAGCATCC